AGTTCCTGGGCAGCGAGAACAACGACACCAGCATCGACGACTCGCCGCTGTACGACATGGCCGAAGTGAACATCGGGCATTACCGCAACAGCGCGGATTATGAAGAGGCAGCGTACTTGGTGGGCCAGCCCCAACCATGGATGTCTGGTCTTGATGAGCAATGGCGCGACCACCTCGAAAAGGCCGGGATCTTCCTGGGCTCCAGGGCGCCTTGGCTGCTCCCTGTGAATGGCGCATGTGGCGTATGGCAGGCGCAGCCCAACACCGTCGCCAAAGAGGCCATGGACGCCAAGAAGCAGGACATGGTGTCGCTCGGCGCCCGACTGATCGAGCGTGGAAGTGCAGTGAAGACAGCAACCCAGGCCGACAACGACAGCGCCGCCGAACACAGCGTTCTCTCCCTAGTGGTGAGCAACGTCAGCGAGGCGTACAGCCAGTGCCTGGTTTGGATGGTCGAGTTCGTGAACGCCACCGGCGAGGTGGTCTACAAGCTCAACCAAGACTTCAGCCAGATCACTCTGGACGCAACGATCCTTGCGGCGCTGTTCAATGCCGTGCAGGGCGGCAAGCTGCCCGAAGGCGACTTCTGGCAGTACCTGCGCGATCGCGGCGTGATCAACCCGGAGAAGACGGACGAAGAGATCCGGGACGAGCTCGAAGCGCAGAGCGCCGGGCCAGCCTTGGATGACGAAGAGGTAATTCCGAATGGCGGCAAACCAAGCAATCCTTGACGCTACCATTCGGCACGCGGTGTTCCTTGAGCAGTTGAAGTCGGGAGAGGTAAAGAAGTTCGCCCCCTTCCTGAAGGAGATCGACCGCTCGATTCGTGAGCGGCTGACGCGGGCGGACCTGACGGACTACACCGTCGCTCGCCTGGAGCGGCTGCTGAGCGAGGTCGATAGTCTGCTGCTGGGCATCTTCGACCGGTACAGCGAGAAGCTGAACCTCGACCTGGTGGACATCGCCAACTACGAGGCCGAGTTTGAAGCGACCAGCCTTACCCGGGCGGCACCTGTGGGCGTCACCTTCGACGCGGCGGTGCCAGGTGCTGCGGCAATCAGGGCGGCAATCCTCACCAATCCGCTCAGCGTGCGCGGCGCTGACGGCGGGAAGCTGCTCAAGTCGTTCATTGATGGCTTCACCGCTACCGAGCGGCAACGCCTCACGGGCGCGATCAGGCAGGGCTTCTTCGAAGGCCAGACGAACTTCCAGATCATCAAGAATATCCGGGGCACCAAAGCACTCCAGTACAACGACGGCATCCTGGCCACGACAAACCGCAATGCCGGCGCCATCGTGCGGACGGCGGTGCAGCACGTCGCCACCCAGGCGCGCATGGAGACGCTGAAGGAAAACAGCGACGTCGTGCAGTCGGTGGAGTGGGTCAGTACGCTGGATTCGAAGACTACCAGCCAGTGCCGGACGCTTGACAAGCGCCGGTTCAAGCTGACGGAGGGGCCCCGACCGCCGATCCACATCAACTGCCGCTCGACGGTGGTTGCTGTGACGCGCTTCAGCGCCTTGTTCGCCAAGGACGCCACGCGGCCATCGATCGGTGACGGCGGCGCTCAGCAGGTGAGGGCAGAGCTCAGCTACTACGACTGGCTCAAGCACCAGCCGGCGGCGTTCCAGGACAAGGCCATTGGTCCGGTTCGGGCGAAGCTGTTCCGTGAAGGTGGTCTGAGCGTACAGCGCTTCGCCGAGCTGCAGCTTGATCGCAACTTTTCACCTCTGACCCTCTTACAGATGAAGGCTCTTGAGCCTCTGGCGTTCGAGCGGGCGGGAATAATTTGAGTGTTTGGTGTAGCATCACTTCGCCACTAATCTAGAGTCACAAGGAAGCGAAGAATGACCGAGCATTATCATTACTCTGAGAAACTGGAACCGGTACAGGTAGACCTTAACGCGCAGACTCCGGAACAGTTCACGAAAAACTATGCGCAAACCACGCTCAACACCTATGAATTGACTGACGAGCAGGCGCAGGAGATATACAACGCTGGAGTTGGGACTGGTAACGCTTACGATGGTAACTGGGTTCCAGCACGGGTAGCCCATATCAACGGTGAAGTGGTTATCCGTCTCAAGCTTCGCGACACTACGGCCTACACAGTGCTGCCTTTCACCCGGTAGCGCCTTACCAACTCTGAATACCTTTAAGCCCAGCTAATGCTGGGCTTTTTTATGCCCGCAGGCAGGGCCTGCACCTACGTCTCTGGGAGACAACCAATGCTGAAATTCCAACTGGATACCCTGGAAGGGGTGGATGAAGCCGTGCGCGCTCTTTACACCGAGAAGGACGGCAAGTTCGTACTCGGCATTGAAGGTCTGCCGCAACAAGAAGATGTCACCGGCCTGAAGGCCAAGGTTGATGAGTTGCTCGGCGAAAAGAAACTGGCCGAGAAGAAAGCACGCGAGGCCGAAGAGTTGGCCCGTACTGAGCGTGAAGAGGCCGCTCGCAAGTCCGGCAACGTCGAAGAGCTTGAAAAATCCTGGTCTGAAAAATTCAACCGCCGCGAAGCTGAGCTGAACGGCTTGCTGGAACAGGAGCGTGGAACGCTGAGCACTCAGATCCGGGATCTGACCGTCGGCCGTACCGCTACTGACATCGCGTCTGCCCTGGCAATCCCAGGCAGCGCCAAAGCCCTGCTGCCGCACATCGAGCGCCGTCTGAGCGTCGAGCAGCGCGATGGGAAGCCTGTTGTGGTCGTGCTCGACCAGCAGGGCAAGCTCTCGGCGGCAACGCTGGACGAGCTGAAAGCAGAATTCGCAAACGACACGGCCTTCGCGCCGTTGATCGCGGGTAGCAAGGCGTCTGGCGGCGGGGCTGCTGGTGCTGGAGGTGGCGGCGGGGCCGCAAAAGGAAAAATCGGCGGCACCAAAGAGGAACGACAGGCCGCAATCGCGAGCCGGTTCCCGGATCTCCCACAATCGTAAGGAAATAACTCATGTCCCTGTCGCAAATGCAGGTTTTCAACGAATACATCATGCCGGCGACTCTCGAGACGCTGGATCAGTATCTCGCCGCTTTCAACGCCGCCAGCCGTGGCGCAATCGTGCTGTCTCCGGACGGCTTCACTGGTGACTTCCTGCAGGAGTCGTTCTTCCAGACCCTGGCCGCTGCCCAGCGTCGCGTGGATCGCTACAGTGCGAACGCCGCCGTCGCTGCCACCGACCTGACCGAGCTGAAGAACACTTCGGTGAAGGTAGCCGGCGGCTTCGGTCCGATCCGCTACGAGCCATCGCAGATGACCTGGCTGGAGCGCCCAACCGCGCAAGGCATCGAAGTTGCCAGCCGCGCGTTCGCTGAAATCCTGCTGAAGGACCAGCTGAACACTGCGATCGCCGCGCTGGTTGCTGCAATCACTGCCCAGGCCGCAGCGGTCAACGATGTGTCGGCTACAGCTGGCATCACCTACGCCGGCCTGAACAACGCCCACGCGAAGTTCGGCGACGCAAGCCAGAACCTGGTCACTCAGGTGATGCAGGGCACCAGCTACCACAAGTTGGTCGGGCAGAACCTGGCGAACCAGCAGCAGCTGTTCCAGGCTGGCAACGTCCGCGTCGTGGACATCCTCGGCAAAATCTCCGTTGTGACGGATGCCCCGGCGCTGATGCAGGCCGGCACCCCGAACAAGGAAATCATCCTGTCCCTGGTGCAAGGCGCTGCACTGGTCCACGACGGCCGCGACATCATCAGCAACGTCCAGACCACCAACGGCAAGGAGCGTATCGAAACCACGCTCCAGACCGACTACACCTTCGGCCTTGGTCTGAAGGGCTACACCTGGGACACCACCACCGGCGGCAAGTCGCCAACCGATGCCGAACTGGCGACCGGTACCAACTGGGACAAGACCGCCACCAGCATCAAGCACACCGCCGGTGTGGCTCTGATCGGTGACGCCTCCAAGTAACCCTGACAGCTGAGTCGGGCCCAGTGCCCGGCTTGGCGAGGACATGATCATGAGCAACAAAAACATCTGGTATCTGCCTGGTCCATTCCACCAGTACCAGGAAGACGTGAAGGCGCTGGCCAAGGCGAATGGCCTGCGCATCGTCGACGCAAGCGTTACCGAAAGTCGTGAAGATGCAGCAGAAGAAGTGCCTGACGTGACAGTCAAGGAGTTGCCGAAGATGCTGCTGATCGATGGTGGCAGTTCCAGCATCGATATCGAGGCCTTACGCGCTGAGCTCGAGTCTGTCGGCCTGATCGTCGAGTCATTCGCTGACCAAGCGCTGGCACGCCCAGAAGGCGAGCTTGGCCCTATCGCTGATCGCCTGTTTCAGGTGTTCGAGGCGGTGAACGCCGGCGTGGAAAGCCTCATCCGTGAGCGTGATGGCGAAGCTGAAAAGGTTAAGGCTCTGCAACTGCAGGTAGACGACCTTCTCCAGCAAGCCGCCAAGGCTCGCCTGGACGACCCGGACGCGAAGGAAATCGCCGACCTGAAGGCTAAGCTGGACAAAGCCAAGGTTCCATACCGGGCCAACGCCTCGAAAGAATCCTTGGAAAAGCTCGTCGCTGATCTGCCCAAGGCCTGATAATGCTGGCTGCCGGTGATCCAGTGGCCAATTTTCAAACCATTCCAGCGAGTTGACGCATGACACTCATCATCGAGGACGGTACCGGTAAGCCGGACGCCGAAAGCTACGCGAGCGCCGAGGACCTTGCCCTGTATGCCGTGAAGTTCGGCACGGTCATCCCCGCCGGTGTTCCCGAGCAGGAAGCGCTGCTGCGCCGGGCTGCCTTGGCGATGGATAGCAAAACCTGGAAAGGCCGCAAGATGAGCAGCGAGCAGGCGTTGGCCTGGCCGCGCCGGGGTGTTGAGCTGGACTGCCAGATCAAGCCAGATAACTACCTGCCGGCACGGATCCAGTACGGCCAGATGGCCCTGGCCGCCGAGATCCATCAGGACGACATCGACCCAGTGGAGAAGCGCAAAGGCGCGGTAACGCTGGAGCGTGTCGAAGGCGCGGTAACACGCGAGTACGCGACGATCTCCAACACCAGTGGTCGGCTGATGCCGGCGGCGCCAGACCGGCCGAGTGCTACGCAGTTTGCCGACTACCTACAAAAGCGCGGGCTGTTCGCAGTACGCGCATAGACACAGCGGAGACCATCATGGCCTTTTACGACGAAATGGCCGTGATGGCTCTGGAGATGATCACAGAGTTCGGCCAGCCTGTGACCATCAGCAAAACTGAGCCGGGCGAGTACGACCCGGAGACGGGCGGCGAAGCGCCAGGTGCCACCGTCGAGCAGATCGCCCAAGGCATCCTGCTCGACTTCACCGGACAAGAATTCCAGAACAACAGCCTCATCAAGCAGGGCGACAAGAAGCTCAAGATCGCCGCGCAGGGATTGGCCTGGGTGCCTGGTCTGCTCGACAAAGTGGTTGCTCAGGGTCGTACCTGGTCAATCGTGCCGCCGCTGAAAGAGGTCAACCCTGCCGGTACGCCGATCCTGTATGAGTTGCAGGTGCGGTCGTGACGAACAAGTATTCGAGTATGAACGGAAGCTTTGCCGAGAACATTCGTGACTTTGCTGAGAGCGCGAAGGGCGGAATCGACGCAACCATCCGCGAGATCGTCATCGAAATCGGTAGCAGCGTCATCCGCATGTCTCCGGTGGGCAACCCTGAGATCTGGGCTGCGAACGTCATTCACCGTCAGGCGAACAAGCGGGCCGCCGATGACTACGACTTCAAGGTTGCAGTACGCAACACGATCATCAACCTCAACGAATCGAACTTCACTAAGGCTGGCAAGTTGCGGCGCGGCGTGAAGTACGCCAAGCCCCTGACCAAGACCGAGCGCGACCAGAACTTCAACGTGAACGGGTTGGTCGCGGGTAGGGACTACGTCGGCGGGCGTTTTCGGGGGAACTGGCAGTTTTCCATCGGCACGCCGGCGGAGGGCACGCTTGACCAGGTTGATCCTGCTGGTGGCGTGACGTTGGCCAAGCTGCGACTGCAGGTCCAGGCACTTACGGCTGGCGAGACGGCCTACATCGTGAACAATCTTCCGTACGGCATCCCGCTGGAGTATGGGCATTCGACCCAAGCTCCTGGCGGCATGGTCCGGATTACCCTGGCCCGCTTCCAACAGATCGTCGACGAAGCCACAAGGAACAACCAGGTATGAGCCACGCCATCATTGCGTCCATTTACGAGGCCAAGCTGATTGCCTGGAGCAAGGCGCGGGCAGAGCCCATCAAGGTCGTGTTTGAGAATATCCAGTATGACCCTGCGGACGGCGAGACCTACCTTCGTGCATTCGCGCTACCAGGCGATACCGCCAGTAGCACGCTTGCTGGCGACCATCGGGCGTTCATCGGCGTCTACCAGGTCAGCATTGTGGCCCCGGCCAATACCGGCAAGACCAAGACGAACCCGGTTGTAGCTGAGCTGACCGCACTGTTTCCGTTGTACGCGAGAGACACGAAGGCGGGCGTCACCGTCGTCACGATGTCACCGGTAGACCCTGGCCCCGGCATACCCGACCCACCCACGTTCACCGTGCCTGTGTCGTTCGAATACCGAGCAGACATCGCCACCTGATTAAGCCCGTTGGGCAAAACCCCGAAACCCGCCTCTGTGCGGGTTTTGTCATTTCTGAAAAGAGGAAACACCCATGCAAATGCCCAACGGCGCCACTCTTGAGATCGCGTCCATCTACGGCACGGCGATCCCATTCACCGCTCTGACCAACGCCAATCCAGCCGTCGCGACTGCTGCGGCGCACGGCTTGGCCGAGGGCGACGTCATTGCCGTAAATTCTGGCTGGACACGACTGGATGGTCGCGGCGTGCGAGTTGGGGAGATCGCCAGCGGCACGTTCGCGCTGGAGAGCGTCAATACGACCAGCATTCAACAGTATCCCGCGGGCTCGGGGATTGGTTCCGTTCGCGAGGTGACGGCCTTCACCGAGATCTCGCAGATTACTGAGATGAATTCCAGTGGTGGTGATCAACAGTTCCTAACCTTCGGCTTCCTGGCTGACGATGATGATCGCCAGATGCCGACCACAAAGAACCCGATCACGCTGACCTTCACCGTCGCCGACGATCCGTCCAAGCCTTATGTGGCCGTCTGTGAGGCGGCGGACGATGATAAGCAGGCTCGCTTGCTTCGCCTGAACCTCCCGGGCGGTAGCAGCATTATCTACAACGGCTACGTGTCGATCACTTCGACCCCGACCATGTCCCGCAACAACCTGATGACCCGCGTGATCAGCCTGGCGTTGACCGGCCGCCCAACCCGTTACGCGGCTGCGGTGTAACCCATGGCTAAGTTCAAGTTGATTCAGAAACCGACCTTCAAAGCGCCGGTGATGATCCAGCGGGCGGGCTACAGCGCCGAAAAGGTGGAGTTCGAGTTTAAGTACTTGGACCGTACTGCTCTCGCCGAACTGTACACCGGCTGGAACGAGCGGCACGACGAACTGGGCAAGCAGGTCGGCGACATGGACCTCAAAGCTTTCACCGCTGCCCAGATCGCACTGCAAGCCGATCAACTGCTGGATGTGGTTGTGGGCTGGGACATCGAAGAGGAGTTCACGCCTGAAAATGTGCGCATCCTCGTCAACTCGATCAACTCGGCGCCTAAGGCCGTTCTGAACGCCTACGCCGAAGCCTTCAGCGAGGCCCGCCTGGGAAACTCCTAAGCGCCTCGCGCGCGCTGTATGAGCCAGGGCCGTCAGATGCTGATCTGATGGCATTCGGCTTGTCTCGCCAGGACATCCCCGACAAGGAAGTCGGCATCTGGCCCGACAACTGGGACGCCTTCAGAGTCTTCGAGGCCATGAGCACCCAGTGGCGCACAGGTGCGTGCGGCGCAACAGGCATGGACTACAGCGTTCTCTCCGGGGTTATTCGGATGTGTGGCGTACCGATCAGCCAGCGACAAACCATTTTCAGCGACTTCCGCCGCATGGAGGCTGAAGCCCTGCAGGTGATGGCGGAACAGAGAGAAAACAAATGAGCACCAACTTCGCTTCCCTGGGTATTGCGGTCGAGTCGTCGCAGGCCGCAAAGGCTGCTGATGATCTGGATAAGCTGGTCGATTCCGCTGAAGGCGCCCAGAAGGCCATTGATGATCTGGGCAAAACGGGCGAAGGCCTGGCCAACACCGGTAAAAAGGTTTCCCAGGCCGAAGCGGACGTTGCGCAAAGCGTCGATAAATCAACGGCAGCGAGGGACCGTCAAGCCGGGGCGAGTCGCAAAGCCACTGACAGCGCAGTAGCGGAAATCTCCGTCATCAGTCAGCTCGACAAGGCCATGACGGGCAATATCTCGAGCATGGAATCGCTGGTTCAGGCCGAGGGTTTGCTGGAGCGCGCCCGCAAGGGCGGCTTGGTCACCATCGAAGAGCAGGCGAAGTACCAGGATCAGCTGGGAAAGGCCTACGACAAGATTGAAAAGGCGGAAGCCAAAGAGCTGGCCCAGAAGCAAAAGCTGATCGAGGCTGAGAATCGCCAAATTGAGGCTCTGAAGCGCACCGTCAACGGTATTGATCCAGTAACCGCCAAGCTGGCGAAGCTGGAGGCTCAGGAGAAGGCGCTCAATGATCTGCACAAGTCTGGTCAGATCGACGCCGACCGTTACAACGAGGCCTTGGCCAAAATCGGTAAGGATCGGGCTGGGCTGACTGAGGCAACCGGCGCATTCGACAAACTGAAGCTCGGTACCCGCCAAGCCCAAGAAAACGTCATGCAACTGGCTAACGCGATCCAGGCAGGCGATCTGGGCAGTGGGGCGCGCGCGATCGCTCAGTTGGGTGCTGGCGCCGGTGAATCCGCGAAGAGCCTGGCAGGGATGCTGCTTCCTGCCGGCCTGCTGGTCGCTGTGATCGGTTCGCTTGGCTATGCCTACTTCGACGCGATGAAACAGGCGCGCGAGTTCAATGCTGCAATAAGCGGGGGTACGAACGGCGCGGGGCAAACTATTGCCAGCCTGAAGGATATGGCCGACGGCGCTGGGCGTGTCACCGGTAACCTGTCCGGTGCGCGAGAGGCCGTTGTTTCGCTTGCGTCTGGCGCGGCCACCAGCGGTACCCAGATGCGCAATCTGGCTGAAGCTGCAGCCGCAGTCAGTGAAGTTACCGGTCAGGGGGCGGGTGAACTCGCCAAGTCCTTTGCCACCGCTGGCGATACAGCAACTGAATCTGCCAGCAAGATCAGCAGTCAGTACGGATTGATCACCCTCGAGCAGTACCAGGTGATCAAGGGGCTGGATGACCAGGGCGACAGCCAGCGTGCCCTGGATGTGCTCAGCGAAGATTTGAATCAGGCCGCCTTGACGCGCCTGAAGACTTACCGCGAGTCGTTATCCGACGTAGAGCGCGACTGGGACAGGATCAAGAACGCCATCAAAGGCGCTTACACAGAAGTCCGGTCGGAGATATTCCCTGACCTGGCCAAGCAGATCGAGATCACGCAGCGCGTTCTGGATACCCGCAAGGGCGGCGGAGTTGCGGGCGCCATCTCTAACGGGCTGAGCTCTTTGAATTCGGCTCTTGGTCTGGGCACCGGTGAGCATGACGACTCAACTGAGGCGCTTGAGAAAAAACTTGCCGACCTGAAGGCCCGACAGACTGCCAGCTCTAACCTGGCAATCGTCACCGGTGAGAACGCCGACGCAAACCAGAAGGCAATCGAGGCTCAGAAGGCGCTGGATGCGCAACTTGACAACGTCAACCCTCTGAACAAGCGCAAAGCGGGACTGGAAAAGCTGAACAACCAGTTCAAAGCGCTTTACGAGAATGCAGAAAAGGCAAGACAGAAGTCGCCACTGCTGGACGGTGTGAGCTACGACGGCAAAAAGTTTTCCGGTGGTGCATACGACATTCTTTTGAAAGGCCTTGAGGATAAAAACAAGGACCCGAAAACCGCCGGCACCCAAGTTGATCTGACCAGCTTCAACAACGCCAAGAACGACTTGGCAGCGATCACCGACACCTACAAAAACTACCAGAAGGAACTGGAGGCGGCACAGAAGGCTGGCCTGCTGTCTGAGGAAGACTATCTGCTGCGGCGCCAGGCGCTGATCGGGAATCAGCTAGACCAGACAACGGCAGCCTACGAAGCAGAGATTGCGGCGCTTGAGGCCGCCAAGGGCAAGAAGTCCACGTCGGCTGCGCAAAGCATCCAGCTGGACCAGAAGATCGCCGACGCGCGCGCAGGAATGGTCAAGGCGCAGAAGGATGCCGACAGCCAGCTTGAAGTGCTGGCCACGAACGAAACCGGGCGCCTGGCAAAGCAGGAGCGGGCGATCAGCACGTACGTGCAGGCACTGGGGCAGCAACAGCGGGCCTTGGAGTTGGCAGGCCAACGCGCAGTGCTCGGCGTGGGGCGGGGCGATCGCCAGAACGCGCTCAGCGGCGAGCTGAACAGCCAGCAGGACCGGTTTGTGCAGCAGTCGCTGGAGTTGGCCAACCAGAAGTCCGACCCGTCGCGCAACATGTCGGAAGAGGAGTTCAAGCGTAAGTCGCAGGCGCTTGCTGATGCGAACAAAGC